GCAACTCATCCATAGATTCTTCATAACCTTCATAACGCTTTGCTTCTAAAATAATCTCCTTTTCACTTGGCAATTGTATCTCGTTGGCTGTGTAAAAATTTACCACTTCCTTTGCTTCTTTAGCAAGGGTGTTTAATGCCATATGGGTATCACTTCCACGCCCATAGTACGCTTCTTGCATTTCGATTATAGCATTCAGCATTTCAATTGGTGTTTTCATTTTCTCGCTGATGTTAAAGGTTCTGTCATAATCATAGGCAATCTTTTCGACCTTGTCATCGCTATGCTTGATGGTGAAATCAACGATAATCTCCTTCTCCTTCTCAAGTAGTAGCTTCTCATCTGCTAAAAGGGCGTTTACTATTTCCTTAGCAGTCAGTCCCGATTTAACTAAGTCGTAAACAAGTTGTATTGCTGTCTTTTCCATTTCTCGTTGGTTTTAAAGGTTTCGTTATACTTCTGCTTTAAATTCTTTGTCAGTCATATCCCACCCAAACACTTCATTTATTGTTTCATTGTCGTATCCATCAAGTTCTAATGCCAATTTTATCGAATCTCTAATTGCGTATGGATAGCAACAATGAGTTGTATCAATAATAACTTCAGGTGTTTGTCTTTCTCCTTTATTTGCTTCTATTACTATTTTCATTTCTCGTTAGCGTTAAAGGTTTCGTTGTAGTAATCAGTGCCTATGTTTTTCCACTTTGCCTCTAATGGATTTGTAAGATAGGCATCTATAATATTCGCCCTCTCCATTTCTCTGGCTTCATCAACTAGTTTTACATAGGTAACTGCGTATTCTCCTATGCTTATTTCTTTATTTTCTAATTGAATTTTAAGTTTCCAAGATTCATTTGAAAACCATTCTACTGCTGTCTGTTTCATTTTAATTGTGGCGATTTCGCCCTATTTAGAGTTTACCAACAATGGTGTAACTGTCCAGCTCGGGTTCCTCCACACCCAGGAAGAACTCCTTGTACAGTGCGATTGCCTGCTCCAATTTCTCCTTTCCCGATTGCAAGAAGTCGGGGGAGATGGTGTAGATGCCAATATCAAGTGACGCTTTGTCTACGGCAATAAATATAAACTTATCAATAGGCACTCCGAATAGACGGGTGTAGATAAACGCCTGGAGGTCGTACCCGTACTTCTTGGCGGAGTAGGGAAACGCACGCAGGTCGGTAGTTGTCTTCAGGTCGGCAAGGAATCCATCCCCAAGGATGTCTGCCTTTGCCCGGAAGGGCAACCCCTCAATAACACCAACGGCAGGAACCTCGAACTCGCAGCCCTGAATGTAACCTAATACGTGTTCGTTGCGTAGCAGGGCATCTGCAATCCTACGGGCTTCGTTGTATTCTTTTCTAGTTATGATTTGTCCGCCTTTTGCTTTAGCGTCCTTCCACATATTCGTGTTCTTGCTCTGTACATCGATAATGTCGTATTCCTGCATCCGGTGCGGCTCCAGAGCCATCAGGTGAACCAACCGCCCTACCGTGAAGGCATCTGATTCATCTTGGCCGTACTTCGTAACGTAGTGGTACGTTTTTGGTGACGAGAGTAGCAGCTTACAAGCTGAGGAAGATAAAGCGTGTTTTGCAAGGTGTCCGTAGTAAAACGAATCGTCCTGCATCTTTTCAAGGATAGTGCCTCTGTCCCAGGTGCTGCCATCTAATAGTTCAATTATTTTCATAGCATATTTCTAATTTTATCGTGTGCTGCCATACTCCCCTTGTTAAAGGCAATATCCAGAAGCATCGATTCGTAATTAACTGCCTTGTCCATTTCCTCTTGTGGAATGTCGCTACCGTACTGCTTGGCAAGCAGGCGCATATATTCTACGGTAGTCATTACCAGGCAAGGTTTTCTGCACGGAACTCCGCACGTAAGTACAATGAAGAAATATCAAACTCTTCTGGGAAGTTGATTTCTCGTGGCTCTTGAATAAAACCACCGTAGAAGTGATTGCCATCAGGGCCTTTCTCAAAAGCACCGTCTAACTCTAACCGCCAGTCGTAGAACTCTTCTACGGATTTGAATCCTGCCCAAGCAGCAAACGCCTCGTAGAAGGCGGTTACCGTGTCAAAGTTATCCTCTGGGCCTACATTCTGGTCTGCCGCAGCATCCATCAGGTCAACGTATGTTACTTGCATAGCACATTCCAAATTGCCTGCGGAAGCAGGAATACAACAAAGATTGCAACACACCACAAGGCAACCCAAGCCAGGGGAACCGTGATGTTAATGATGAGGTCTTGCAGTTTTTGATTCATTGTTTTAGGTGTTTGTTTCGACAAACATATAAAAAAAAACAATACACCAAACATCAATGCAAAAAAAATAGGGCCGTAGCCCTACTTTCTTACAAGGTTATTTTTTTAATAAAGGATTTAGTCCTTGTTAGCATTGATAGCGGAGGTATCCATCCCTCAGCGTTATCGTCTCCTGTTGCGCTATTGCCTACGGATTTATAGTTGGCATTCATCAGATGCTCAAGGAGCTTTGCGGTTCGGAATATGTACGCAACATTCTCAACGTCCTTAATGATGTACACGTAAAAGTCAGAACGGCTTGTCATTATACCGGAGTCCTCGTTTTTTGTACTATTGCGATATTCAATGTACAGGTTAGGGTCGTTTGGTGTTCCCCTCCTGCTCGCCCAATAGTACGCCTTTTCATCGTATTTCACCTCAAAGGTGTAGGTCGGGTGAAAGTTTGTCTCCGGGTCGGGTTCCCGCTTCGTGGCCTTCAAGTCCCAATCGTAGAACTTGCGGGGTGGTGCCTCCTCAACATCGTATCCCCGATTCTCAAGGAAAGACTTCCAGAGGTGTTCACCAAATTTACCCGACTGGTTCATAGGCAGTATATACGGAACGCAAGTCCTCTACCCATTGCTTCCATAACTTCGGGTTGCATCCGCAAGGCACGTGGTATGTGTGGTTAAATACCCTGGCGTGAATGGTTGCGATTTCTTTACTTTGGTCGCTGGATAAGGTACTTTTGTATTCCTTATAGAATTGGTCAAGCCATTTGTATTCAGGTTCCTCCAGGCATTTTGGATTCTTGCTTGGGAACAACTGATTTAACTTTTCCTTTCGGGCTTCGCAGCCGCAGTCGATACCGGTTGCAGCGGCAAACCAATCTACTACCGCCTTGATTCCGGTGGCTTCGGTTATCTGCTCGATACGGTCACCGAGTCCCTTTGGCTTCCGCCCACGTTTGGTATTCGTTTTCGCAACTGGTTTTGATTTTGTCTCTTCCATTTTTCAACGTGTTATAAATAGACCTTAGTGAAATCTTTGTTGCCTCCGATAACTTACGAAGCGATACGTCCCCATCGTGGTAAATCGTGAACAACTTATTGTCGTACCAATCCCATTTAGATACCTCGCCTTTTACGGCATCTAAAAGCACCGTAAGCGCTTGGTCTGACTCTATGTTATAAATCTCTTCCTTATCGTCAAACTCTTCTATTGATACGAATTTGATTCTTGCTCGCTGCGTCATCTCCCGCAGGTACATATTCCGCAAGGTGATGTACACGAAAAACGTGTTAACGTCATCGTCTCCGTATTCCAGCTTTTCGGGGTTGTCCACGTACTGATACAAGCGCAGGTACATATCCTGCACTAAGTCGTGAGCATCGTCACGGTCAAGACCGAACGACCTCGCCATACGCAACCAGTCCTCGTGGCGCTTTGCTAATCGGGGTAGGATTCCCATAATACTTCGACTAAGATAATGCCAAGGCAAATCTCCAAACTATGTAGGTTACAATCCTCAAATTCAGTCTTGCTCCAATTAGCACCCAAAAGAAAACCGTAAAGAGGGTAGAAATTAACGCTAAAGCCCATTGACGAATTGTTTAAGCGTTGCCAACTTCGCTTCAAGTTCTTTTACCTGGGTGGCGAGTTTAGCATTCTGCTCAAGCAAATAATCGTAATTGAGTACACTTGTAACCATTCGGTCTTCTTCAGTTTCTTCCGGTTCTGGAAGCGGGCCACGTAGATTGTGCGCTATTTCTAATGTTGATTCGTAAAAGGTATCCCTTGGGAATTTTAACTTTTGGTAATGGATAATAGTAGCGTGACTTTTACCCATCTGCCGACCTAATTCCGTAAGCGTGAAGAATGGGCGGAATGCTTTTACGTATGCTGCTCGGACTTTAACATTGTTCCAGTCACGAGTTCCTTTATCGGTGTATCCGATGTTTTTGCAGAATTGTTTGTAGTTCATCTTTTGGTACCAACGTATTTTGCGTTGCCTCTTTCTTTTTGAATTAGGATGTGGAAGTACGGTACTTCGTAATTCTTGCCGTGTTCGTCTTCAATTAGGTACCAGGCGCTCCATTGGCTCCAGCTCACGGGACGCCAATAGTCCAATACCAAGAACTTCTTTCCGTTAATTGCAAACACCTCATTCGGTGCAAATGGTACGGGAATAATCATAAGGATAGATTTTCTTTGATTTGCTCTAACTCTTTCTTCAGGGCATCAATCTCAATTAAACGCTCCCGGTTCTGGATAAGTAGTCGGGCGTTTTCTACTCGTGCCTCGTTTACCCGCTTGTCGATGTGGCGTTTCATATCTACCATATCCTCCAGCATCTGCGTAGCACGCCATACTGATAGCATATTATCCACGATTTGTGGCTCTTTAGGGTTGGCTAAGGCCATCTCGTTTAACCACCGAACAACATCGCTTACCTGAAGGATTTTATCCCTAACGTAAATCTCCCAAGAGTCTTGACTAAAATGGGTCATCTGAATAAATTATAGTTTGAATAGGTGCTTGAACGTCCAACAAGTTAAGATTATTATAGGTAAACCCAACATTGCCTTTCATTGAACGCAAGCGGATAGGTTCGGATAACGGAGTAGGTCTTCCACCTGTTTCCATCTCCTTGGTTTTGCGAACGTGGATTTCGGTAAATACCCAGTCGGTTAAGTGTTGGGCCATCCTATGTATAATTACTACGGCATCGGCACGGTTACCCCATTTGCCGCCTCCTTCAATGTCTGAAGTCATTGGTGGCGTTGGAAGGCCAGCGTATTGATGGCCATTTGGGAACACACGCCTCATTGCTTCCGTAACCGGGTGGGTGTTTACGATTGTAGTAACTGCGTTCTTGTGAGCGAAGATTCGCACGGCAGATGCTACCTCATAGTGGTATTCGTGCATCCCCGATTTCCCAAGTTTCTTTTGGTCAGTTACAAGGGAATTGTAAGGGTCTATCAGGCATCCGGTGTACTGCCATTCCTCGTGGATTTCTTCCATTACCCGCAGAAGGTCAAATGCGTTGTATAGATTGTTGCTATCTATAAACCGAAAATGTTCGTCAATGTAATCAAGGTGGCGATACATCTTTGCCTCTGTCACGTTTTGGATAGGTTCGCAGGATAGGAACTCAATCAACTTCCGCTTGAGCGAGTGTACCTCGTTTTCGGAAGAATAGACCAACCACTTTTTGTCGTAGTTCATCGTCTGCATCAGCATCAAGTAAATAAGCGTGTGCGTCTTACCTACGTTTGCGTGGCCTGTAACAACGACAAACTCTCCGTCTTTGAATCGGAGGAACTCATCAATTACCGGGTGGCCAAGTTTACCGGTGTCGTAGTACTTTCCGCCTCTTGCTCTTTCGAGGAAGGGAAGTACTTTATCGTTTGAAATTAGGTCAGGATGTTTCATATGGCAAACGTAAACAAAAAATCAATACAAAAAAACATTGGGCAAAAAAAAGCCCCTCCGGAGAGGGGCTAAAAACCAGTCATTATGAAACACCTAAAACGGACTGGATTCTTCTACACGAGCTGCAAAGTGTTCTTGATGCGTAGCACCGTGGGTGCCTGACATCCAAGCGTTAAACTTCTCTGCTAACTCAAAGATTTTCTCTACGGGAATTGTTGACCCTTGGGCAACATAAGCTGCTGACATCTCAACGGCTGATTTCAATGCTACCTGGCGAATGATAGATGCGCTGCGGTCATCATTGGCCTTGGGTGCTGAAGGTGTCCAAGCAGGGCGGTCACCACGTTGAATCTTAATGGTACCTTTCTCATTCTTGGTGTACTCAACCTCGTCACCTACTTTGTAAGAAGGGGTTTGACTCTTGGCGAATGCGGTTCCAAATTCTCCGTCATCAAAGCGGATGTCTAACTTGTAGAACTCGTTCCATTGGCCGTTCGGGGTGATGGATGTGATTTTAGGCATTGTGCAATTCGTTTAAAAGGGTTCTTTTTAATACTTCGTTTTCTGCTTCGAGGAATTCCATCCGTGATGCCATCGCCTCGACTCGATGTTGAAGGAACTCTACCATCTGTGCGGCAGATTCCTGAGACCAGTTTGTTCTTTGTCCGTATTCCATTAGAATAGTTTTAGGTGTTAGACAGGACAAACATACGCAAAAAAATTAACATACAACTCCCTTACCAAAAAAAATTACTTTGCCTGTATTCTTTGTTATCTCGTGGTCACGGCTAATAACAACCTTAGTTACAAAGTTGGTATTATCGTCTTCTATTCCTCCCCACTTGCGTAATGCGTCCAAGGCAAACTTAATTGCCATAATGCAATTATCGTTATCGTATCCGTAGTTATGCCTTAGCGTTGCCGTAATGGTCTTGAATCGTGTTTTGTCGTATGTTGTTAACTGCGCCAGGACTTCCTCCGTAAACTTATCCTTTGCCTTCTTGCGAACTATCCAATGCTTGGAAGCGTAGAACTGATTCAAGGAAGGTACCTTGGACAGGATAACACTAATCTCTATATCCGCAGCGGGCGGCAAAGGCCGGGTCGAGTTTGTGGACTTCTTTAAGGAGGGTTTGCTCCTGGGCTTTGGCGTAGGCACGGTTTTGGTCATCGCAGTTAGCGAAAAGATTCGCAACCTCCGTCAGAATCAAATCTATCTGACGCTTTACTTCGGGGTTGGTATAATACGGCATAATCTTCAAGTTGTTGGAGTTCACGCTTTAGGTGGATTATCGCTTTATTAATATCTTGCTCGGCAGGATTGCCGTCTTTCTTTCCGGCACGGAGTAGGTAGGCGATTGCTACACCCAAGTTGTAATTGTCGTGGGCAAAGTCCTGAACTACGTCAAACGCTTCAATGCCCTTAAACTTGCCTATGTAGTATTCAGGGACGCTCGTCCCAGTAGAGGAAGACTTGGTGGAATCCTTGGTGTTCATTGATTGAAGGTTTTTTTTCCTTGCTCCCAGGTGTTGTACTTTCTGGTGGCTGCTGATTCGTTTTCGCTTCTGGGGTAGTCGCAGAATCCGAAGTGGTTGAGGAAGGCATTTGTGTAGTCATTCGGAATTTGTTTTAATTCCATAGCAAGATGTTTCTTGCGTCTGTCGTTTCTATCTGTTCCCATATTGCAAACCTAAACAAGAAAAGAATAGGTCTAACCAATGTATATAACTAAAAAGTTATTAACACTTGTCGGGCGTATGCGCCCAATGCTTATTTTTTACAACTTAGTTAGTAAGTTAACTTAAAACTAACTTAAAACTAAATAACTCTAACTAAACTTAAAACTAACTTAAGTAACTTGATAGTTAGGTAAAATTAAAAATAAAAGAAAATCTGCGTTTACACGCATTTTCAAGGTCAAGGTTTACAATCTATCCAACTTAGATAGATAATGCGTTAGAACGCACCTAAAGCACCTCTATCGCCTTAATAACACTACAAGCAGCATACCAACTGCAAATAGCATTATGTATTTTTCCCATATTCCTTTTTTCTCCGGTGCTTTGATGGTACGGTTAATGTACTTCGTAACACGTACCGTGTCCGGTAGGCATATTGCCTTTACACGTATCGTATCAAAGTTCCTAACAATCCGAAGTCGGATGTTGTCCTTTTGGACAACTACCGTATCAACATCGTTTAGCGTCAAGGTATCCCAAAGGGTTCTTTCCTTGGTAATAACCAACGTGTCCCATTTTGATTGTTCGACTCTTGCTCCCTTGCGAATCGCCTGGGTTAAATGCCATTCGGCAGAACAACTACCCAGAGCAAGACTCGCAATCAGGATTATCAATAGAACAGTTAGGGGATGTGGGAATTTCTTCAAGTTCATTTAACCAGTCGTTAAAGTTTGATGTACTTTGTTTTTCCATTCTTCTTTGTTGCTTTTAAAACTTCACCACGATTGTTTAGGACGTCATAAGAGACGTGAATCCATCCAGGTTGTACATCGGTACCAAATTCCCAAATGAGTTGCTTAAACGGCAGATATTTGCGTAT